CCTGTGTTTCATGGCACATCAAAAGAATTCAATGTCTTTAAGCCAAACGCAGCGCAAGGCTGGGGAGAAGGAGTTTACTTTGCTTCAGACAAACCTGTTGCAAAAGAGTTTGGAGGCAGAGTCGTTTCTGCGTTCCTAAAAATTGACAAGCCCTTTACTGGGTCATTTTCACAGGCAGACGAGGCAAAGATTCCTCAGACAAAAACCTACCAAAACGCACTTAAGAAATACGAAAAGGTTTCTAGGTTTGTTGATCCGGAAACCAAGGAATTGGACTGGTTTGAGCTACAGGCAGAAGATGGTCAGTTTGCAAACTCGCTCATAAGAGATCTGGGATACGATGGGATCATTTCAAAAGATTCCGCAAATGTTCAGACCGGAGATGAGATCGTTGTGTTTAACCCGAGCCAGGTTAAATCAGCCGCTCCAATCGTTTACGACGATCAAAATCAAATAATTCCTCCCTCCCGCAGGTTTAACGTAGCTTCTGCTGACATCCGCTTCTCCCCGCGGCGCAAAGGCGAAACACTTCAAGAGCAAAGAGCACGCGAGTACCAAGAGGAACTCATCCGTGTTGGTCTTGGCCGTGAAGGCGGCAATGTGATAGGCGACGATGCCACTCACGTTGAGGAGATTGTCACTGCTCGCAACCAACTCGTCCGCGAGGAAACGCCGACTTTTGCCGGCAAACTTGGCGACCCTGAACTTGAGCGCCGGCTCGACGTTTCTACGGCTGTGCAAGAAGCTGCGGCAGCAAGGGAAGCCGTCAGCAAAAAAGTCAGCAAAGCCCAACGGATTCGCAAGCAACTGCAAGCCAGGCAGGCCGATATTCAAAGGGCTGTTGCTGCAAAAGCCGCTTCCGGAGAGCTTGGCCCGGTTGAGGTTGGCAGCCCGCAGCACAAAAAAATGTTTGAGCTCAAGACGCTTGAAGACCTGCCTGGAGGCACCTCGGGCCGTGTGCCGCCAACCCAGCCCAGCTTCACTCTGGAGCAATTCCGCAGGGCGATTGGAAACGCTTACGTCGAAGAGTTTCCGACACCGGCGGAGGTGCCACCTGCTGTCACCGACCTCATCTCGCAGAAGACTCCTCGCACCGAGATTGAGCGCCGCAATGAACTGGCGCGTATCGCTGAAACAGAACGCCGCGCCGGTATCACGCATCGCACTGTGCTAGGCAGCATCCAGTCTGACGCTGCCAACGCAGCTCGAGTTGGCGACATGAAGATCGAGCAGATGCTCAAGGCCATGTCCGAGAAACGTGAGGCTATGTTTGACGCGGAGCTTGCACGGGTGCGGAACAAATTCAACACCATGGAACTGCAAGGCAAGGCCGAGGAGGCCCGGCAGGCTGGCATTGATCCTGAGATCGTCCGCCTCCGGAACGAACACTTTGCCAACGTGCAGCGCCAGATTGCCCAGGCTGCCGAACCGGCGCCGCTCAACAGTGGGACGCCAGAGCCACCGGCACAGACACAGCTTCCCGGCATTGCCACTGCTGCTGATGACGCCCGTATCCCGCGGGACATTGCAATCCAGTACAGCCGTGGCAAGTTCCGGATCTGGTCCATCGGCCGACAGGCTGTGCAGGCCGTTACGGAGACCTACCAAGAGGCGCTCAAAAAAGCGCAAGCCATTCAACTCAAACGCAGAGGAAAACAAAATGCCGCTTAAACAATCCGCCACCGAGAAGGCGTTCGTCCAGAACATCAAGACCGAGATCAAGCACGGGAAGCCGCGGGACCAGGCGGTTGCCATAGCCTACCGTGTCCAGAAGGAGGCTGCCAAAAACAGCACTCCCGCAAAAAAACGTTAAAGTCCGGTTGATCTCAGACCGACTGTGGTATCGTAGAGCCGGGAACGGTTGCTGCGAAGGCTGACGCTTTTGCCCGTTCCTGAAACAACAAACACACAATGAAAGTAGCAAAAATAGCTGATATTCAGAACCTTGCCGACGGCAGCGTCATCGGCGAGATGTCCTTCCAGATCGCCAAGGCGTTTCCGCCCAAGGTGGGTGAAGGCAAGTTTGGGCAGTGGCGCGTCCAAAACTGCATCATCAAGGACTCAACCGGTGAGGCCCGTGCCAGCTTCTGGCTGAACGAGGACATGAACGAGTTCGTCGGCCAGACCATCACGGTCAAGTCCCAAGGGGGCGCCAAGGGTCTTCAGGGCATCACGGTGAGCTTCTCAAAGCACGCCGGAGTCAACGAGCTCAAGATCACTGATAAGGCGGCACTGCTTGATGGGGCTGCCGGCGCCTTCCGTCAGGCCGAGACTGCCACCAAGGTCAACGCTGCCCTCGCCAGTGGCCAGAGCGGCGGCACTGTGGCGGATGCCAAGCGCCTCATCTTCCAGCGTGCTCAGCTCTACGTTGAATGTGCCAAGGCGGCCAAGTGGGTGGCAGATCAGGCCGGCATCACGGACGCCGAAGGACTCCAGGCCGTCCGTGCTAGTCTGTTCATCTCCGCGGACAAGGCCAATCTCTGGAACGTCTTCCCGGCTACTGCGGCCAAGCCGGCTCCCGTTGTGGACGAGATCCCGATGGCAGACGACGTTGACGAGTTCACCAAGGAGGCTGGCTGGTGAACAACCGCGCCAAGGGTGTCCGCGGTGAGCGTCTCTGGCGCGATGAACTCCGGGCTGCTGGCTTCACCGCAAGGCGGGGTCAGCAGTTTGCCGGGGGCGCAGACAGCCCGGACGTGATCTGCGAGGAGCTTGCCGGACTTCACTTTGAAGTGAAGTGTGTGCAGGCCCTCAACCTTGACGGTGCCATCGACCAAGCCAAGCGAGACGCTGGCACACTCAAGGACTGGGTCGTTGCTCACAAGAAGGACCGGAAGCCCTGGCGCATCACAATGAGCAGCGAGTTGTTCTTTAAGCTCCTTCGTGACGGCATGGACGGGCTCAACAAGCTGCCGAAATAACTCTGGGACGCCAGATCGGGAACGCCGCCAAGAGTCAAGAGGCGTGACAATCAGGAGAGACTGATCAGGGGCTGCGCATCTGTCCAACACGCAGACCAACAACAAACCAAACATATGACACCAGAAGAAATTGATTCGTTTCGTCAGGCTGCCCTCCCGCTCATGGAGTGGCTCCGGCACAACATGCACCCGCATGCCACCGTCATCGTGGACAGCGACCGTGCTGAACTCGTGGAAGGGCTCGCCATGGCCCGGCGCCGTGAACGGTTCGACGACAAGGAGGAAGCGAAATGAACATCACGATTAAGATCACCCACAGCAATGGGACCGTGCTCGACATCAGCATCCCCGTTTTAACGCCCGAAACTACGCCGTCCGCGGTGGTGACGCCAGACGAGCCACAAGTGGCATCAGAAACCGGCAATCCGGTCGCTGGCGGGCTAGTCGATACATTCGGCAATGAGGTCACTAAGGAAGATCTCAAGCCAAGCGGCAAGCGGTACAAGTCGGTTGAGGAGTTCATCGACGCTACGCTTGGTTCTGATTTTCTTGCCGAAGTTCTCGCGTGCGAAACCGCTGGAGAGAAGAGGGTGGGTGAGGATGAGGGTGCGGGTAGGATAGGGGGTATGGGGGAAAGGAAGGGTGAGGGAGAAGGTGAGGGGGGAGAAGAGAACCGTGTGCTCGTTTTTAAGTGCCAAGACGGCGATTATACTTTGCCGCCTGCACTTCATAACGACTTTAAGTCCGCCTTTGGCGCCGACATGGTTGACCGCGAACTCACCAAGGCCCGGCTTTGGTGCGAGACCAACCCGCAATCCCGCAAGACCCGCCGCGGCATGGGCCGCTTCCTGAACGCCTGGCTCTGCCGTGCCCAGGGCGAGAAGCGTGTGCCCATCGCCTCACGCACCGGCAGCCTGCTCGAGGCCAACAACCCGTCGCAGGAGGGCTGGTGAACATCCCCACCGAGTCTGAACGTGGCATCGCTTCAATCACGCTGAACCACCCGGAGTTGGTGCTCAACGCGATCAGTGAGGCCAACTTCAACCCGACCTACATCGCAGACGGCCTGTCCCGGAACGTAGTCGAGGTCGTTCTCGACCAAGTCTCCCGCCGGGCTGCCTGCGATGTGCGGGTCATCTTTGAGAAGTTGCGTGAGCGCAATGGGAATGTGCAGTTCCACGAGCTCACAGACCTCTACACGCTCATGCCGGTGGCCTCTGCGCTGCGGGACTTGATGGCCATTGTCAAGGCTGCTGCCAAGCGGAGGTCCGTTGCCAAGATGCTGGCCGAGGGGCAGAAGATGCTCGAAGCTGCGGATGTCTCCACCGCGGATCTCGTCAACACGATCTCCACTGGGATCGAGCACATCCGGGCTGAGATGACCCCGCCGGCGAAGTTGGACACCAAGGCGCTCATCATGGATGCGATCACACGCTACCAGGAGGGAGACGACCACACCCAGCGGATCCGCACCGGCTACGACAAACTCGATAACCTGACCCCGATTCGCTACGGTGATTTCCTTGTCATCGGCGGCCCTGAAAAGTCCGGCAAGACCATGCTGGCCCTTAACATAGTTGCAAACATCCTCACAAATGAAACTGATTAACCTGACACCACACACAATCAAGATCACGGGCCACGAGTCCGTGGAGCCCAGCGGGTATATCGCTCGCGTCAATACGCACATGAATCAAATTGGCGACGTCAACGGAGTACCCGTTGTTGTGGCCAAAAATTTGGGCATATCTAACCTGCCTGATCCTCAACCAGATACCATGTTCATCGTCGCCGGGCTTGTCCGGATGTTTGTCCCGCACCGGAAAGACGTTTGCAGCCCTGCAAAACTGTTGCGCAACGAACATGGTGCAGTTGTGGGATGCTCTGCTCTGGAGGTGAATCCATGACCGACCAGCAGATCAACGAGGCTCTGGCAGACTTTGCGGGGTACTGGGTGCAGACACTCCCAATCAGCGGAGTAGTGCCAGAATACTGCACAGACTTAAACGCCATGCACATTGTCGAGAAGAAGCTGGATTACCGCCAGTTTGAAACATACATCCATGAGCTGTGTGAGGTGCAGCATGAGCCGATGTTGGCAACGGCACGGGAGCGGGCGAAGGCAGCCATGATTGCCATCGGCAAGTGGGAGGTAGCGAAATGAAGCACATCGGACTCATCGGGCTGGCCGGTAGCGGCAAGGACACTGCGGCTGAAGTGCTCTACAGCTATGGCTATGCGCGCTATGCTTTTGCCGACAGAGTAAAAAATCTTGCATGGAGATTTGATTGGGATGGAAACAAAGACGAACGTGGGCGAGCGTTGCTGCAAAACATAGGCATGGCCGGAAGGCAGTATGACCCAGCAATTTGGATCAAATACGTTGAGTTGATGATTGAGGCAGGGGAAGATTCAAGGCTGATTGTATTTACCGATGTCCGCTTTCAGAACGAGGCTGACTACGTTCGCGGCAAAGGCGGTATCATTGTCCGGATCGTCCGCCCGGGACAAATCGCAGAAAATCACGAATCCGAGCTAAAGCAGTGCGAGGTGGCTGCCGATATAGAGATCGTCAACGATGGCAGCATCGAGGACCTACACCAAAAAATAAGAGCAATAATCAAATGATCAAACACAACCTACCCATGGCCGACTACCGTGCGTTGCCCGGCCTTTCCAAACACGAGCTGGACAACTTCGCCGTGGCGCCGTCGTACTACCTGCATCGCAAGGCGCAGGAGTGGAAGCCCTCCCGCTCGATGGAGATCGGCACGCTCATCCACAGCCTTGTTCTCGAAGGTCGCTGCGACTACGCCGTCGGGCCCGAAGTGGACCGGAGAACCAAGGCGGGAAAAGAAGAGTGGCAACTCTTCTGCGAGGAGAACATCGGCAAGACCATCGTCACCCGCGACGAAGCGATCATGATCACCGGCTGCTTCAAGGCGTGTGCTCCTTTGATGGAGCATTGCGCGTTCGAGGACGACAACATCGAGCTCAGCATGTTCTGGGAACGGGACGGGATAGCCTGCAAGGGGCGTCCGGACATGGTGGCGCAGATCAACGGTGAGCTGTGTCTCGTGGACCTCAAGACGACCGCGGACATCCGCCAGTTCGACAACGCCTTCTCCCGCTTCAGGTACGACGTGCAGGCTGCGTGGTATCAGTACGGGCTGAAGGCTGCCATGGGTTTGGATGAGGCGCCCGGCTTCTGGTTCCTCGTGGTGGACACTGAGGCGCCGCACCTGGCGCAGTTCATGCGTGCCGGCAGCGAGATCCTGCTGAATGCGAACTGCAAGATCGAGGAGGAGTTGGCCCACTTCAAGCGGTGCCAGCAGGCTGACGAGTGGCCTGGGTTGCCGGAGTTTAAGTTGATCTTGCCGAGGTACTAGCTATGACCAACGTAAAGTACGAGTTCCATTACCATGGGAACCTTCTCTGGAGGCTAGGCCAACATGGCATTCACCTTACAGCAGAAGGGAAGCAGCCATATGTCATTGCTAGAAGGTTTGGGCACGACGAGGAATGGCGCAACCAAGCGGCGCGTGACTCAATTTTGGACGGCGCATTAAAGCGGGAGATTCAGTGGTTGCTTGAGTCTCATTTTGAGATGCCTCAATCCGATTCAGGATGGTTCTCGCAGCAGATTAACGACGATTACGTGAAGTATCTGGAATCAAAGAGGATCAAGTTGCGTGCGGCAACTACCGAGGAATCCTCAGCAGATGGATCTATTTCGTAACGCCACGAAAATGATATGAGAAAACACGTTGCACTCAGGAAGACAACAGTGCGCGACGGCGTGAAGCACCTGCCGCGGCCGAAGATGACGCAGGACGTCCTCTTTATCGGAGACCGGGACAAGTGCCAGGTCGTCATTGACCAAGCGGCTCTGCTACCGAACAACCAGAGCACCGATCAAATCGAGGTGGAGTTGGTCATCAAGATCTACCGCGGCCAGATAACGTACAACTCGTACGACATCCACCGCAACAACGGCTCACGATGAAGAAGGGCGTTCTAATCGTGTCGCTCGAGATGCCGGCGAGTCAGATCATCGACCGGCTTGTCGCCCGGCTGGGGAACGTGTCACTCCGTTCTCTGGCTGAGGGCGTGAAGTCTGACGGTGAACTGGCCGGGATGCAGCGTGCGCTCAACGTGCTGCACCGCTCGAACCTGATCATCCGGGATGACCTCTACGACGTGCAGAGCATCTGCTCCGTGGCTCGAGCCATGAGCAAGTCGAGCACCGGCCTAGGTGTCATGTTCATCGACTACATCCAGCTTGTCCGGTGTGAGCTGGGCAAGGATAGCACCCGTGAGCGTGAGGTGGCAGAAGTGTCCCGCTCGCTGCGTCTGCTGGGCCTGGAACTGGGTTGTCTCGTCATCGGGATCACCCAGCTTAACGAGCAGGGCAAGGCCCGAGAAAGCCGTGCTATCCAGCAGGACGCCACCTGTATCATGGCGATCGAGATCGAGTCTGAAGACAACCGCAAAATCAACATCCCGTTCCAGCGCAACGGTCCCTGCGGAGTGAGCACCCACCTACGTTTCAACGGCCGGACGGCCAGCTTCCTTAACCAATGAGATTCGCAGCACAGAGAACCATATCCATGCAGGACAACAATCCTGCCGACGGGACAGTCTACATGGCCGACCTCCACAACCATAGCACCGGCATGATGCGGGCGCTCCGGGACTGGGAGAAACGCCGCGGCCTGTCGATGCCATTCAAGACGACGTTTGGAAACTCGAAAAAGTTCACCACACCGAAAGAAACTCCTAAAGAGAAGGAGAAGATCGTCCGACAGAAACCCGTGCGTGTGAAGCGCACAAAACTAACACCCGAACAAATCAAGGAGAGAAAACGTGAATACAATCGAAAAGCAAGAGAGCGAGATCCAGAACTTTGGCGGCAGCGGAGCAGAGACTTTCGTGCCAAAGCGAGCCCGGAGCAGAAGGCCCTCAGCCTTCAGAGAGTCCGCGAATATAGGGAAAAGCAAAAGGCAGCCAAGGCTGCTGCTCAGCATGCGGGAGGCAGCGGAGCGGCTGGGGTGCCACTGGCAGACGATTCTGCTGCGTGAGAAGAAGGGCTACATCACGGGCATCAAGATCGGGGGGCGCAAGTACTTTCACCTTGTCGAGATCGAGCAGATGCGCCGGGATTATCCGGTGGCCCGCCGTGGTCCCGGTGGCGGCCCAGGCAGTGGCATTCCGATCGGGCCGCAGTACATTCTGGAGCCACGCCGGCCAAGCCTGTGGGAGCGCATTAAGTCCCTGTTCGTATGAACTGCATCATCTGCGACATCGTGCTCCCTGAACTTCAGGATGAGATTCTAAGACTGAAAGCCAAAATCAAAAAACTCAAACATGATAGCGTTTGCAAACTCAACAGCGATCCTGTTCGACCACAACACGGAGATGGTCAAGCCGGTGGAGTTCGACGGGGAACTCGAGAGCCTGAGGACGTTGTTGAAGATACCGTGTATTGACACGATCAGGCTGGACCCGGACCACGTCGTCTATGTGGACGACACCGGGTTTCTGGACAGGATCGAGACCGGCTTTGCGCTGATCTATCGGGGGCGCCGGATTGAGTGGGCAGGCTCCGGCCTGCTTGCCGGCTGCTCCTACGGTCAGAACGCTCCCATCACACTGGACTTGCCAGAATTGAAGATAGATGTTTTGAAATTCAAATATGAGTGAAGCACCAAAGAAGAAAAAGAAACCGGTGTACCGCAGTCCCGAGGCCCGGGCCCGTCAGCTTGCCGGGCTCTCCGGGGTCAAGATCGCAGACCACGTCCAGCTCGAGCCTGGGGTCGTGATCGAGAAGGTGAATGGCAAGGGGATGCTGGCCAGTATCCCGGAGGAGTCACGGAAGCTGGTCATAGACCTGTACTGCCAAGGCAACAACCTGGCTGCCATTGAGGAGCGTACAGGGCTCACCAAGGGCACGATCACGATGATCCGGGATCATGCGCTGGACCACGACAGCCAGTTCCGGGACACGATGTATCATCAGAGCCTCAAGCAGAAGATGCAGAGGGTCGTCGCTGGCGCCGCGGACCGGGTCTCCGAGCTCATGCCGGAGATGAGTGCCAAGGACGCTGTGTTGGCGCTGGGCATCAGCACGGACAAGCTGCTGGCGCTCGAGCGGAACAAGGGCCCGGAGAGCCTGCACCAGCATGTTCACGTCCACACGACCGCGGAGGTTGGGGACGCTTTCATGCAAGCAATGAAGCCGAAAAACTAAAAATGTGGATACTACCGAAACAATTACACACCTCGGCCTATGTGCTGGATACGGAGGCATCGAACTTGGACTTAAACGAGTCCTCCCAAATCTGCGCTCAGTCGCTCTTTGTGAGATCGAAGCCTTCGCCATTGCGAACCTGGTTGCAAAAATGGAAGCGGGACTCATGGACCCAGCACCTATTTGGACGGATCTTAAAACCTTCCCATGGGACAGCTTTCGTGACCGCGTGGACATTCTTACTGGAGGCTACCCCTGTCAGCCATTCAGTTCCGCTGGACTCAGAAAAGGATCAGACGATCCCCGTCACCTCTGGCCTTACATCCGAGACGGAATCAGAAGGATGGCTCCCCGGCTTTGCTTCTTCGAGAATGTCGAAGGACATATCACTCTCGGACTCCGAGAGGTTATTGCAGAACTGGAAGAGCTTGGTTATCAAACGGCGTGGGGAATATTCAGCGCGGCTGAATGCGGCGCGCCTCATCAGAGAAAGCGAGTGTTTGTCTTGGCCGTCGCCAGTGGCTTCGGAGGTGCGGCAGGGCTTTCAGGACAGATCGCGTGGCATGAAGGGCAGTCAGGAATCATTGACGACTGTGGTGATCAAAGATGGCCTAGCCGCCCAGGGCAACCACAGCACGCATGGGAGCCGCCCAGAGTCGTGGGCAACGCCGAGAGCGGAGATGGACAGTGGAGCACACAGGGGGAAGCCGGACACGCTGCACAGCCAGATCAAGGTATGGGCAACACCCGAGGGAATGGCTGGAGGCAAGACCAGCAGGGGCGGGAATCGAAAGGGCGAGTTGCTGCTGACGGGGCAGGTGAAACAGGATGCCAGCGGCAAATTGAACCCGCGCTGGGTGGAGACTCTCATGGGACTTCCGGTGGGCTGGACGATGCCATCGTGTTCGCAGCCGATTGTAGACCCTGCGAATGCTGTGATGATGTCATCTGCTGGAAGTGTGGAGGACACTACGCAGACTGCCCATGCCTTGGACCAAATAGCAGTGATGACTGACAATCGCACCGACGAGTTGCGCCTCCTCGGAAACGGAGTAGTGCCGGCAACGGCTGAGAAAGCGTTTAGAACACTGATAAATGACCTACACAAAGATCGGCGCACTGCTGGCACACCGGTACATCTGGGTGGACAGCCGGCACACCCATGAGGAGCCCTGTGGCCTCGTGGAGGCCATGTGGGTGGGCCTAACGGCCATCCCTGGTCGGGCTTGGGGGATCAACGTCATCCTGCGTGACGGGGGCGCCTTGTACCGGAACATCCCTCCGGACGGTGTAGCCTTCCGGGAGGACGCGGAGAATGATTGGATCATCAGCGAAGCCCAGCTATGGGACTGTTACAGCTACCACTTCTCCGTGCTCCAGAACCCCATCCTCCGCGGCATGGAGGTCACTGTGAAGGTCGAGGACAGGATCCTGCACGGCGAGTACCTGTTCTCCGTCACCCACCTGCACGACGGCTGGTCTGACGCTCCGGAGCAGGACAAGGAGTTCATCTTCGTGCAACTCAACAACGGCCGGCTGACGATCCAGCCCACCAACCGGGTGAGGTTCATCGACCCGAGCTTCATCACAGACACATTGCCAAAACTTAAACTGCAAACTACTGTATTCAGTTGCGAAAAATGAAATCAAAAAAACTACCAGTGCCAGTTAACTGGGCTAGACCGAACTGGCATCACGCCGCTGCCGGGATTCGCTGCCGGGCAGACTGGAAGGGTGCTCAAGTGTACCCCACCGAGGTTGGTTGGATCATCGCGTACACCGAGGCGCACGCCAACGACAAGGCCGCGGAGGTTCTGCTTGACCGTGAATCCGAGGACGAGAGAATGGAAGCGCAGGCCCAGCTTTGGGAAACAGCCGAATAACTTTATGTCAGAAACCAACACAACAATGGAACCCGTAACCGAAACCAAAATCCGCAAGCCACGCGCCAAGAAGGCCCCGGCCCCTCACATTGCAGAGGTTAAGAAGGCCGTCAGCACGGCGCTGCGTGCCGAGTGGCTATTGCAGCGTGCCATCGCACAGCATGCCAAGCTGGTGACTGAAGGGGTGCGTAACATCGGCATACTGATCACCGCCGCCCGTGAGTCCTGGACCGTAGTGCAGGTCAAGGCCGCTGACTGTGCTGTCGCTCACATCCGTGAAGACGATTCTAAGTGAGGATGGCTACATCGCGCAGGTATCAGATGATTCCACCTGTGTGGTGCACCGGATAGGCGAACTCCCCAACGGACAGGTGCTAAACACCCATGTGGGCGAGAAGTTGCCAAGCCAGGACTGGCGTGAGGTGCAGCTGATGGGCTGCCCGCACGAGGTCCGGATGAAGATCATCCAGGCTTGGAAAGAAAACACTTGCCAAGCAAGCAGCAACAACTAACCTGCCAGTACATAGCTGCCATATACGCGGTGGCAGCATCTAAAAGGGCTGGCTCTGGAAACGGGGTCAGCCCTTCGCTTTTGGAAATCCAAAATCAAATTCAAAAATCAAAATTAAAATTCAAAAATGGAATTCAAAATTGAAATTCAAATTAGGGTCATACCAGTGGAATCGGGGGCGCAGACCACAGACGCCTGGGTCGAGCACTGCCGGGTCATCGGGGCCAAAGGGGGCGCCAGTACGAGTGAGGCGAAGCGCCTGGCCGCTCGAGCCAACGCCCGGCAGCCGCGGCCAGCAGCTCGTCGGAGGAACGCAGAGAAGAGGGCGGAGCGAGCGCGAAAAAGTGAGGGTGGCGCAAAAAAAGATTAAAGCCGGGTTCGGAGCGTGCCGACTGTATGGGCAGCCGCAAGTCCGCGGTGTCTTAACTCGAATAAACTCTATGAACACAATCCTGAAATCCTACGACATCACGGCTCGTCTACCCATGACGACCGAGGCCCGCAATGCTGGCGCAACTGGCCGCACGCACTGGTGGGCGCTGGCTGGCCGAGTTAACGCAACAAGCAAGCGTGCAGCTTGCGCCAAATTCCGCCGCTCGGAACAGATGCCAGCCGCAGCCGACAAACTCCGCGCCTTTGGCCGCTAACAACACCACCATGAAACACGCTACCACACTGCTTTGCTGCGTATACTTGGCGAAGAAATACGACCGGGACTGGAAGTCGAGCATACGCCTGCAACTGCGTTGCCAGACACTGTACCCGCACGGCCTCTGGCAGCAGGGTAACAGGGCCAAGCGAAGGATGGCAGCCCTGGGGCAGTAAGGGCAGCCAAACACGAGAGCCGGTCTCAGCAATGGGATCGGCTTTTCTGTTTTCAAATTCAAATTCGAAATTCAAATTCAAAACGTGTGCCTATGCACCGCGGGCGCCGTGACACGGTAGCCGGCGGCCGGTTGCCCAGTTGCCCTGGCCAGCTCGCCGGGTGCATAGGTGAACAGGTTTGCATGTATCGGGAAGCGTGCATCCGGAAACATGCAAGGCAAAGCAGGCACAGGAAAGCGTGAATACGGATGCATGCATAGGGAAGCAGGTGAGGGAATGCATGAAAACGGGTTCACCCTTTGCGTAGGGGTGCATACCAGGCAAAGCGGGCGCGCAAAAAAAACGTTAAAGGAGAGTAGCTCTAGAGCCGATGCAAGGGTGCGCCCATATTCCATGGTCGCCTAACTACTGAATACATGAAACACCTAGTCGACACCCTCCCGCCCGCGCCTTTTAGCCTTAGCGCGCCTAGTAAAATGCCTTGCCGAAGCTTTAGTTTGCCCCTAAGCGTCTGTAAGGTCGGAGGAAAGCTGGCCAAGCAACCCGGAACAATCTGCGCAGAGTGCTACGCGGCCGAAGGAAACTACCGTTTTGGGAATGTACAGCGCTCCTTGGATGCTCGCCTAAGCGCTTTTGAACGGCCGTCTTTCGTCTCTGAAATCACGGAGAAAATCCGGAGAGAGGAAAAGTCTGGTTTCTTCCGTTGGTTCGATAGTGGCGACATTCCACACTGGAAAGGCCTTCTGAAGATAGTGCAGGTCGCGCTTGCATTGCCATCGGTCCGTTTTTGGCTCCCGACTAAGGAGTACGCTTTGATTCAACGCTACGCTGAGACCATAGGCGCCTTTCCGGATAACCTTACGGTCCGTCTCTCTGCTTACATCGTCGACGGACCCGCCCCTGCGGCGCTGGCAGCCCGTCTTGGGGTTGTAACAAGCACGGTAACAAGCAAGGCAGAGAGCGCCATATGCCCGGCGCCGGCGCAGGGGAATAAGTGTGCAGAGTGCCGCGCTTGTTGGTTGTCTAGTTCGAACGTAGCTTATCTTCTGCACTAAGTATGACACCTTTTATGATCCGCTTGTGTTGTGTCGGGCTCCTTTGCTTGGATGCTGCCATGGTTTGTTGGGAGCCTGCCGTTTCTCTGGCCCTTTGGATGCCGGCATCCATGGCGCTTATGCTGGCCTTCGAAGGGGAGGAAATAAGGTGAGTGACCGGTTGTTGGAAGCGCTGACGCTGTATCTCATGCTGCGGATTTTCTTCAGAGACTAAGGCAAAGACAGAGCAGGCTTGCAAGGGGACGTTTCCTTCGGGGGACGTCCCTTTTGCGTGCCCGGATGCGAAGGGCGGAGAGCAGGCGGAGAGGCAAAGGCGAGAAAGCCGATAAGGAAAAGGGGAATTGCTCAGGGGATGCGTCGCCAGAGGAAGCACGCCGAAGCACCGCCCGCACGCCCGCGGAACGCCCGCGGAGCGCACCCGCGGCGCCTCCGGAGGACGCCCAGGGCGAGCTCGTCCACGCTGACGTCCAGGCCGGTTGCGGTCCCAAAGGGGGGGAGGGGGTCCGAATCCCGCGGCTGAGCTGACACGCGACGAGTCCCCGCCCCTGAAATTTTTTCTCCGCAACCGGGCCCTCCGCACTGCGCACTCCGCACCTTGACGCGCCCCCTGCACTGCGCTAGCGTCCTGCCGGGCTAGTTCAGGGACAAGGCGTGAGCGATACCGCTCCTGCGGGTCCGGAGCCAACTCCTTCACCTTTGCGGGTGGCGGACGGTGCCGGGCAGGCAGCCGGTCTGCGTGTTGCGGACTGGGCGCCTTGAATTGGCCTTAATATATTTAAGATATGGCTTTTACAGTTTCAGAGAAGTTGGTTATGGCGCGTGACGGTGCGTCATATGACGTCAGCAAGTACACGGAAGGCGTGGACTATGTTTCGAGGAGGGCGTTTAAGGGTGTACGCAGGATGTTCAGGAAGGGCTTTCTCGAGGCCGAGGAGCCTGCCAGCGAGGCAGAGCAGGATCATGTTGGTGAGCCCGCCGAAATGGTCATCCGGGTGGAGGCGCCCATCGTGGAGCGGCCGGCCAACTTGGATGGCAACGTGAGGACGGCACGGGTCGTGAGGAAGTATACCAACCAGCGTTTTGTGGAGACGGACACTTTGGGAAGAGTGTTTGTCGGAGAGAAGGGTAACATGATCAAGTTACAGCAACTCATAAACGTGAAGGATGGCGTTCTTTACCTTCACAATCGTACTTAACCACTAAGGACGATCTTAACCTGTACTTGACGTTGACTTCGCTGTTACCCCTTCGGGCCGTCGGCCCGACCCTTCGGGGTAACCCCGAAGAGAAGCTCATGCTTCCGGTAAGCTGGAACCCGGAGCCTGAGCATAGTACCCCCAAGACTCAGTGTTAGCCACTTAGAATTGGGGGATATGCTCAAGTTGAAGCGTACACACTTCCGTTTAAGTGTCACCGTCGCGTCGCATTCACAGTCACTGAGATCATGGCTACCCGTTCAAATTCTCATTGGCTCTTTCGCGGCCAGACTGTGCAGCACTCACTGGCTCTTCGACGCCAGCGATTTTTAATCTCGGTCCAGAGGGATACCGAGAACCATGTCTTCACCAGTGGCTCCAGTGTTTCAGGTTGACCAGGGGCTACGCGGCCTCCTTATGTTAGGAGACAGGACGAACATCCCAAAAGAATCCGAACATGTCAACACCTGACGACCACAAAAATCGCCTCATCCAGAAAATTCTCACCCAGACTTTGACGGAGCATCCGCTCCTGCCTCTACCGGACAAGCAGCAGCGCCGGCAGATGATTGAGAACGTGGGGCCTGAGGAGGTCGTCAGGCTCTTTGAGATGCGGGAGCAGCGCGTCAGGGCGGAGCAGGCGGATCCCCACAGGTACGGGACGGAGCTGGAGTGCTGGAAGGATGCTGACAAGATCCTTAACACCCATGCCGAGCTTCTCGTCCTTGGCGGGAACCGGGCAGGGAAGACTGAGTACGCCGCCAAACGGATGGCCCAGGCTTTCATTGGGACGGACCTCAACGGGCACTGCCCGGAGTGGGTGAACGAGAAGTTCAAGAAGCGTGGTGTCAACATCTGGTGCCTGCACCAGTCCAACGCCACCAGCGTGGCCATGCAGCAGAACGTCTTTCACAAGTACCTGCCGACCGAACTCAAGGAGGCCAAACGCAGCAAGACCACCCATGTCAGTTGGACCCAGAAGAACGGGTTCTCCGACAACACGGCCGTCTACAACGGCAACCAGATCTGGTTCATGAACTACATGCAGGACATCAAGGTCGTGGAAGGCGGTGAGGTGGACTTTGTGTGGTGTGATGAGCTTGTCCCGGCGGACTGGCTCGAGACTCTGCGCTACCGGCTTGTCACTCGGAACGGGAAGCTGCTTGTGACCTTTACGCCGATTCAGGGGTACACCCAGGTGGTTAAGGAGTTCATTTCAACCTCGAGGATCAAGGAGTGGAAGGAGAGTGAGCTTCTGCCCAACAACAACGTCATCGGCGTTCCCCGCGGCAACATGCCCTACCTGGCAGAAGGCGTGTACGGGAAACATGGCTGCGTCTGGTTTCACTCGAAACTGAACCCGTACAACAACTGGGAGCGGATGTGTCAGACCTTGTCCGGCCGCAGCACACACGAGATCAAGATCCGAGCCTACGGCTGGGCGGACCAGACTGCCGGCAGTCAGTTCCCGCTGTTTGGGGACTTCAACGTGTTTGCGGATCCTGTCACCGAACGAGCACCCATCGGGACCAACTACATGGTGGCCGACCCTGCCGGAGCGCGAAACTGGTTTATGCTCTGGGCCAGGGTGGACCCCTACGGCACCATCTGGGTCTACCGGGAGTGGCCTGACCAGAGCTACGGAGAGTGGGCTCTTCCCAGCGACAAGGCTGACGGCAGGGCAGGCCCGGCACAAAGGAGTGGAGCCGGCCGCGGCATCAACGAGTACACCGAACTGGTTTGGTCCCTAGAAACCCATGCTGACAAACGCGAGGAGATTGCAGAACGCTACATTGACCCGAGAAGCGCAGGCACGGAGGCTACGACGAAGGAGGGTGGCATCACGCTGCTTGACCTGCTTATGGACGCTTCTGAACCGCTGTATTTTCAACCTGCCGCAAGTGTTTCAGTGGATGAACGTGTTTTGATTATCAACGATCTTTTGTGTTTCAATCGTGAAGCGGATATTGACATCAAAACAAATTATCCGCGGTTAATGGTGCATGAAAGCTGTCAGAACTTGATTTATTCTCTCAGGGAGTGGACCGGACACGACGGCCAGAAGGGGGCCTGCAAAGATCCGATTGACGCTTTGGGCTACCTTGTGGTAATGCAACCTCGCCACGTTTCGTCCTTAACTTCCAAAGAGTGGCAAAAGTTTAATAAGTGCGGCAGTTATTAAAGTTATGCTCAACACCAACACGGACGTTTTAGCCATTGCGTCAAAGAACCCACATGTTGGGGAGCTCTTGAGCGAGTACAATCGGGCGATGATCAACTCTTCCCAAGGGAACCTGATCACCAAGTTCGACAACATCCGGTTCTGCCGGTGGCCCGGGCAGACTGACGACGGCAAAAAGCACTCCGAGAACCGTTCCGAGGGAGACCCGGCCTGGCCCTTCGAGGGTGCCTCCGATGTCCGCACCCGGTTGATCGACGCTACCTGCAACGAGTTGACCACCCTGCTTGTCGGGGCCTTTCAGAAGGCTGAGCTCCGGGCCAACGGGAACGAGTTGTCCGACATGCCGGTCTCCCAGATTGGGACGACTCTTCTTCGCTGGATCCGGGACTGCAAGATGCCCCAGCAACTCTACAAGGAGGCCACTCTGGCGGCTCAGTATGCCCTTCAGTACGGCTGGAGTGCGTTCTTCGTAGGCTGGCAGCAGAACATCAGCAAGAGGTCCCAGTCCATCACCATGGACCAAGTCATCGCTCTGGCCCAGCAATCCGGCAGTCCGGTGCTGATGGAGCTTCCGCAGCTCATAACAGGCGCCCCCGAGCAGGCCGCGGAGATCATGCAGACTGCCCTACCCACGTTGAAGGCCAGTGACGCCAAGCGGATGGTGCGCGAGTTGGCAGACACCGGCGTGACCTCGATGGACGAGGAGTACGTCAGCAAGAATTTGCCCGAGATTGTGGCGCTCAAGCCCTGGGATGAGATCATTTTTCCGCCGGAGACCGCGGATTTGCAGCGTTCCCGCGTGATTTTCCGTCGTACTTGGATGTCTGAGGTCGAATTGCGTGAAAAAATCACGACTGAAGGCTGGAATCCGGATTGGGTGGAGCGTGCGTTGCAGCAGTTGGGCAAATCCAGCTCCTACTACAACATCAACCTGCTCCCGACTACCACCATGATGGTTTACAACGGTGTAAACTACATGAACATGGTCGAAGTGGTGTACTGCTACACCAAGAGCCTCGACGGCAACGCTCCGGCCATCTACTACACCGTCATCTGCCCTCAGGCAGCCTCAAACCGGCTCTCAGACGGCGATTCTTGGGCCATCCACGAGCGTTTGGACTACGCCCATGGCGAGTATCCCTTCGTGGAGTTCCGCCGCGAGCAGATCCGCCGGGCGATTACCGACACCCGCGGGATCCCGGAGCTCGCCAGCACCGATCAAGACGAAATCAAGGCTCAGCACGACTCCATCCGGGATCACACGGCCTTCTCAACGCTGCCTCCGATCAAGGTGGTCAAGCGCATCGGCGCCATCAACAAGATCGGCCCAGGCGTGTCCCTGCCGGTTACCAGCCAGAACGACTACACGTTCATGGAGCCGCCAGCCCGTGAGCCCACCGTGGCGTTCAACCTCATCCAGCGCGTTGAGGCTCAGCATGCAGCCTACTTCGGCACCAACAACGGGAACGTGTCGCCCATGACCACCCAGTTCCTTCAGCAGGCACTGGTCAACACATGGCTGCTCTCATGGCGCTCAGTGTTCCGGCAGATGTTCTCGCTGTGCTGCCAGTACATGGCGCCCGAGGAGATCCAACGAATCACCGGTGGCACACTGCCGCAGAACCTGTCTGAGATCCACAATGAGTTCGACATCAACGTCCGCTTTGACGTGATGAATCTGGACAAGGAGTACATCGCCCAGAAGGTGGACTTCCTGACCAAGATCAAGCAGATGGACACCGGTGGCGTGCTTAACGCCAACAGGATCACCGAGATGCTCATTCAGGCCATCGCTCCGGAGATGGCTTCCGAGCTCATCCTCAACCAAGAGCAGGCATCTCAGAAGATGTTCAAGGACGTACAGACTGACATCGGGATGATGCTGCTTGGAAACGAGGCGCTCTACCAAGAGAACGATCCCGCGGCGCAGACGAAACTTCAGTTTGCCCAGCAGGTTATGCAGAGCAATCCCAAGGCTCAGGCTGCGCTTCAGCAGGACCAAATCTTCCAGCAACTCTTCCAGAACTACGTTAAGAACTTGCAGATGAGCGTCATGCAGCAGCAGAACGCCCAGATCGGCAGGCTTGGCGTGACACCGATGCAACCGCAGCCCGGACAATGACACAGAAAGAACGCGCAGCTTACGGCTTTGCCGGCAAGAACCACATCTGGGATCAAATTATTGAAACGATCCAGCAAATGCAGGAACAAATGTGGATTCACGCAATCAGCAATAACGTAAAAGGAGAAGACCGTATTCACGCTTGCGGTCAGGCGGATGGCGTAAATTTGGTTTATTCCACGCTTTTAACACTTAGACAGGAAGCATTGAAATTAAATGGCTTGACTGAAGAAAAAGATTTGGCATAACGCCAATAACGGCCCTTCCAGCGTTACTGGATTGTAATTAAAGGCACTTGCGACCTTAACCGCATGAACGAACAAGAAATTGGATCACAGCCTGACGCCGGGAGTCAGGAGGCAGCAGAAAATCCCGTTGCTCAAAAACTCGGTTTAATGGACGAGAGGGACCTTAGCGATCTCTTAAAATCCAGCTTCCTTAACGAGGAGGAGGCAGCTCCGGCCACACAGGAGCAGGAACCGGAACAGGCAGTGGATTCCTCTGGCGAGGACGATCAGCTTGCGGACGACGATTCCGAACAGCACGACGGCAGTTCTTTGACACGGGGTGTCCAGAAGCGCATCAGCAAACTTGTTGCTGCGAAGAAGGCTGCCCAATCGGAATTGGAAGCACAGAAGGCGCAGTTGGCGCAGCTTCAGCAGGAATTGGAGTCCCTCAAGACTTCAGCGCCTGCAAAACAGCAGGCTCCCAGCGAATTTGCAGAACAACTCGACACACCTGAAAAGGTGCAGAGTGAATACGAAAAAGCTGTGGAGGTTTTGTTGTGGTGCGAGGAAAACCTTGATGGAGGCGTAATCACGTTGCCTGACGGCACGGAGCACGAGCTCTCTGACAAGGAAGTCCGAGCGATGAAGCGCACTGCTCTGAAGCGCAAGGAGGTCGAGCTTCCTGCAAGACTGAACTACCTGCAACAGCAGGCTCAGGCAGACTCGCAGACCTTGACTGACTTCCCTTGGTGGAACAAACGGGAAACTGAAGAGTACCAGGTTGCTCAACAGATTCTTCGTGACTTCCCTGAGGTTAAGCGCAGGCCGGACTGGAAGCACCTCACTGGGTTGGTTGTGTTGGGGGCCAAGACTTACGCCGAGATGAAGGCCAAGTCAAAAGCACCACAGCAGCCGATCAGAAGGGCGCCTGTACAGCCTGGAGTCACCAAGGCTCCTCCAACCGCTTCCGGCAATTCCGATGCGTCAAAAGCAAAGCAGCAGTTCGCAAAAACTGGTGGCAGTCGTGATGGGCTAACTGACCTAGTCAAAGCAATGAACTTCGTTTAGTTCACGCAGTAAAACGCAGTAACTCACTCACTCTTATGGCTTCTCTAACTGAACCCAATCTCTCCGGCCGCGGTAAACGCGAAGACCTCATGGACATGATCGCCTTGGTGGACGCCAAGGACACGCCGTTCACGTCCATGGCCAAGAAGGGCTCCAAGCCCGGCAACATGTACTTCCGCTGGCAGTCTGACAGCTTGCCGACTCCTCAGGTTGGCGGCACGCCGGACGGTCTTGACGTGAACCTCACGACCGGCGTAAGCAACTACGTTGTTGGCTACCGCTCTGAGCTTTCCAACTACGCGCAGATCTACCGCCGCGCTGTCCGCGTGTCCAAGCTGACGCAGGACATCGCTGACGTGGCTGGTGTGCGTGATGAGCTGGCTGACAACGTCGCCAAGGCCATCACCGGGATCAAGCGTGACATGGAAGTCACGATGACCTCGAACCAGGTCTCCCAGCTTGACACCGGCGACCAGACCACTGCGTACCGCACCGCGGGGGCGCAGACCTGGATCAGCAACGCCGGCACCGGCACGCCTACTCCCGGCGACATTCCCTCCATCTTCCGCACTCCGACGACCTCGATCGTTGGGACCGGAACTGCGCTGGGAACGTCCCTGACGGACGCGGTTGTGCAGGGCCTGCTCAAGTCGATCTTCGACCAGACCGGTCACTACACCAGCTTCGACTGCATCGTCGGGACGGACCTCAAGCGTGCCTTCACCGGCCTGCTGGGGACGACCTCCCTGACGACCACCTCGACCGTTGGTGTGACTGGCGCCGGGGCAACAAAGGTGCAGACCTTCCAGCGTGACGCGGCCGCGGACACCTACATCCAGAGCTTGGATGTGTTCCAGGGCGATTTCGGCACGGTGCGCTTGCATCCGACGACCTTTATCGGCACTGTCGGTGGCAGTCCGTTCGTGTGGACGCCCACTCCCTACAAGGGCTTGGTGCTCGACATGAACCTCCTCGAAGTCCGTTACGGTGGCAACGTCGCTCAGGTGACTCCGCTCACCGACAACGGCGGTGGCCCCGGCCGCCTCGTTGAGGCTGTTGCTGGTCTGGTTGTCGGGAACCCGCTGGGTCTCGGCAAGTTTGACTACAACGCGGCCTAGTAGCTTCCTCCGCGACACCTGCGCCGACGCGATTACGGTTGCGTTTCTTTAAGTGGTGTGACACTCCGGAGAGACGGAGACAATTTGTGCAAGCGAAGGATTTGTAGCAGCCTTGTTTTTAGAGGGAACAAGCTGTGACCCTTGGGCACAATGAACCTGACAAGGCTAGACGGGAAACCGTTCCTCAAACCGTTGGGTCGCTTTGCGACACCTGCCGCTGGCTCCATGCCGGCGCCACCTTAGCCGGTGGAGTGGTGTGACATACGGAGAGACGGCTACAGAATTGCGACACCTGCCTCCCTGTAATGGGGTGCAAGGACCGGGATACTCGGTCGAAGAATGGTGTGACAGCCGGAGAGACGGCTCCATAGCGAGGTAGAGCAGTGGTAGCTCGCCAGTCTCATAAGCTGGAGGCCGAAGGTTCGATTCCTTCCCTTGCAACCATTTTATGACCGTACTTCCAACCCCAATAATTCCACAACTGATTCAACGATACACCAACACGCTGCCGCCTGCCGGCCTGCTCATTCTGGCGACCAGAAAGCCGGCTAGCAGTGGCCCTGAGGGCACAAACGGGTCAGCCATGCCGCCGGCCACGATAAACCCGTACAGCGGAATTTACGACGCCAACGGCAAACTCCCGCGGATCCCTGGCCCCGGCACAACTTTTATGGCCCACGCATGATCAGTATTCCTGAACATCTCATCGGACAGCTTGAGGCTGAACTTCGCCGCGGTTGGGAGCGGAACAAGATCGACGCTGCCATCGAGGCAAAACAGAACGCTAAATTCAACCAGATGCGGCACAAGTCCGTTGAAGGTCTTGGTCAAAAGATTGCAACGATTCCTGCAACAGCTTATCATTTTTGGGGACAGAAACTGGGATATGGTTGCTGGAACGACAAACAGTTCATGGATGAGTTTTTGCGTGACAACCCGGAGTGCCGTGTGAATAGTGGCGGCACCAAAGAAATCCAAGTTGGTTGGACTCCGCCTAGCAAATGAAGACCGTACCGTTCAGCGCAATCCTTGCCGAGTCATGCCAGCTTATTGGCCTCGACAGGAACACGCTGAACGATAAGTCGTTTGCGGCGATCCGGGATTTCACAAACCGGCGCCTCTCGATGATATGGGACCGAGAGGACTGGCCGGACATCCAGCAGGTTCAACAGGTTTGGCCTGGCACCCACATCACCAACGTCGTTGCGGATCCGATCGAGCTTCTCACTGAAGCCGGAAACGAACTGCTTCAGGAAAACGATGACCCGATATTCACTCAAAATGCGGAAAATACGATTCCTGTCGTCATTACGCTTGATCCTAATTATCCAAGGATTTATCTGCGCGATTTTGCTGAGCAGGCTTGGCAGAAAGGAACAATCGGAGACACGAACGTCAACATCATAAATCCGTTCTTCATCCTGCAAGAGGATGGCAGTCTGACCAGTGCAGACGCGGAGCAGTACACGTTCGAGTACACCGTCGGGGACGCGACTACCGACCCGTACATCACTTCGGTCACCATCCAGATGCCCTGGGGGACACCGCAGTGGACGGCCATCAGCGGCTCCACGCTCGAGTTCGTCAAGAACCCGCAGCCGATTGTGGTGGTTTCCGGACAGGCTATCGGATGCTGGAACGGAGACCCGCGGAAGACGTCCCGCATGAACAACGAGTCCTTCGTTGTGGAGAACATGCCGGACCTCGATATCTCGACGAATTCTTTGTTCGAGAACTTCAGTCAGGATCTGTTCGTCCTGCGGTTTGCCAACTTTGGCACCAAGTTTGTCCTGCTCCGGGCCAACGCCCCCTTCTTGTTTGGCACCCGGTATGACTCCACCTTGCCCTACGCTGCGGGCTCACAGGTGTACTACGACCCGGGCCAGAGCAGCTCTGCGTACAATCCGCCCAGCAAGAACCTGCCGGTGGCAGGCAACTTTTGGAACGCCATTGAGAACGTGCTGGTGGACACTCCTCCGGAAAACCCCAGCTTTGATTGGAGCCTTGTGGGGATTCCCTTTCGGTTCAAGGGCTACCTCGTCAACTCTGTTGCGGCGGACTTCATGCGCTCTGAAGGCCGGCCGACCGAGGCGGACTCGCTCGAGAGCATGGCTGAGTTTGCGGTCCAGCAGCAGATTGACGTATTGATCCGTCAGCAGGGCCAGATTCAACGGATGAACATGGTTTACACTTACTGATATGATTACCAAGTTTATCAGAAAGCGGAATCAAGATCCCACAAAGGCTTTCAATAAAAACTTTGCCAGAATACAGGTTTCTGGTAACAGTCAGACCTTTCAATTTAAGAAAACCGTCCCGGCATCTACTGGCGCTGATTTATTGACGACAGAAGCGGGATTTAATTTGACGACCGAAAGCGGACTTCGACTTACACTTGGTTAATATGGGCGACAAAATCTCTCAACTCCCAGCAGCAACAACCGTTGATGGAACCGAACTCGTCCCCATCGTTCAAGGAGGCGCCACCAAGAAGGTCACGGGGTCGATTCTCAGATCTCCCGTTGGAGCTGCAGGCGGCGACCTTACCGGGACCTTCCCGAATCCGACACTGGCTGCTGTCACAACTGCGCAGATTGGTGTTGGCTCTGGCAGCGCGATTCCTGTTTTGACCGTGGATGCAAAGGGGCGCGTCACGTCCCTGACCACGGTTGCCAACCCTGCCTTGACGACCGCTCAGATTGCCGGCCTGACCACAAGCACTCCGGCTGCCCTGTCTACCACACCCACGGCAGGGCTGAGCACGTCTGCCGCACGAGCAGACCACGCTCACCTTATGCCCTCTGCTGCCGATGTGGGCGCCCTAGGGGCCACGGCGGCGGCGGGAGGCGATCTTGTTGGCAACTTTCCGAACCCCACTCTGGCGGCTATCACGACTGCGCAGAGCAACGTCGGTTCATCCTCGGTGGTGCCCGTCCTCAGCGTAGACGCCAAAGGCCGCGTGACGAGCCTGACGACGGCAGCAGTCCAAGCTGTGTCAACGACTGCCATCACGGCCTTGACTGGAGATGTCACTGCCGCAGGCCCAGGTTCTGCCGCAGCAACTTTGGCTGCCATCACGACAGCGCAGTCGAATGTGGGCAGCGGAACTTTGATTCCAGTGTTGAGTATCGACGCCAAGGGACGTGTGACTGCGCTTTCCAGCACGCCAATTAGCGGCTCTGCTGGGGGCACTGTGACCAGCATTACGGCTGGAACTGGCCTTGATGGTGGCACGATCACCGCCAGCGGCACGATCTCGCTGGCCAGCCTGACGACCGCTCAGAGCAACGTGGGCAGCGCCTCGCAGGTTCCCGTTCTGTCCATCAACGCCCAGGGGCAGGTCACTGCGCTGTCTTCTGTTGCGATTACCACTCAGTCTGGAGCCCCGCTTTCAACTGAAGCACCCGCTGCACTGGCCACCGCTCCGGTGGTTGGATTGAGTTCTGCCGCAGCCCGTGCCGATCACCAGCATGTGTTTCCGACTGCTTCTGAAGTAGGCGCTCTTGGCGCTACCGCGGCGGCCGGCGGAGACTTGACCGGGAACTTCCCCAACCCGACCTTGGCTGCGGTTACTACCGCCCAGTCAAACGTAGGTTCTGCAACTGCAATTCCTGTTGTCAGCGTTGATGCTAAGGGAAGAGTTACTGGGCTGACCACGGTTCAAATCAACGCTCTTACCACGAACGAAATCGCGGGTCTTTCGACAACAACTCCGGCGGCTCTTGCAACCTCGGCCTTTGCTGGACTAAGCGCGTTTGCAGCTCGCGCTGACCATCAGCATCTTTTGCCAACTGCTTCTGAGATTGGAGCTTTAACCACTGTTCAGATTGCCGGCCTTTCCACTGTGGCGCCGGCAGCACTGGCCACTTCTGCCGTAGCTGGATTGAGCTCGTTTGCCGCCCGTGCAGATCATCAGCATGTGTTTCCGACAGCCGCTGAAGTTGGTGCGCTAGGGGCAACTGCCGCCGCAAGCGGAGACCTGACCGGAAATTACCCTGGGCCAACTCTGGCGGCAATCACAACGGCAAGGACAAACATTGGGTCTTCCACTGTTGTGCCAGTCCTTAGCATTGACGCAAAAGGTCGTGTTACCAGTCTGACCACTGCCGCCATTTCTGCCGCAACAACATCGGCTATCAGCAGCCTGACAGGAGATGTTACGGCAACCGGTCCGGGCGCAGCCGCCGCAACGCTCGCAGCCATTACGACCGCCCAGAGTAATGTTGGGAGTGACGTCAACATACCAGTGTTGAGCATTGATGCAAAAGGACGGGTGACTTCACTCTCTTCTGTTGTTGCTGCATTTGTTGTTCAAGGAACTGCGCTTATTGTTGCGGGTGGTGGAGGCGCTTCTGGCGGCGGAGGCGGGGCTGGTGGATTTATTGAAACTTCAATATCCTTGGTGCCTGGAACAGTTTATACCGCCACCGTTGGGGCTGGCGGAGCTGGATCATCTTATCCAACACCTGGATCTGTTGGCGCAAATGGAGTCAACTCTTCGTTATCCTCAAACACAGCGATCGGAGGTGGTGGCGGCGGCAAATGGGGGCCCGCGGCGCTTAACGCAAATCCTGGTCAAAATGGCGGATCTGGCGGAGGCGCAGGCACTAATACAACGACAGGACAGTCTTCTTCAGGTGGTTCTGGAACAGTTGGACAAGGAAACAATGGAGGCGCAACTCCAGGTCTTAGTGGAAGTCCAAGTGGAGGAGGCGGAGGAGCGGGTGCGGTTGGCGCAGCGGGAACTTCAACATCCGGCGGAAATGGTGGCGTTGGCCTTCAGTCTAGCATTACTGGATCAGCGACATTTTATGCTGGCGGCGGCGGCGGGGCGTTTGGAGGTGCAACTCAGGGAACTGGAGGATCTGGAGGAGGAGGAACTGCTGCACAAACCACAGGAGGTGCAGGAACAGCAAATACAGGCGGCGGCGGAGGCGGGGCTTGGGGATCTCCTGCAACTGGTGGAAACGGTGGCTCTGGAGTTGTGATTCTTTCAATTCCAACTTCAAAATACACCGGAGTCACCACCGGATCTCCAACCGTTACGACGTCCGGGTCAAACACAATCATCAAGTTTACATCATCCGGAACTTACACGGCTTAATTTATGGCTCACTTTGCAAAAGTTCTAAATGGCACGGTCATAAATGTGATCGTGGCCGAACCAGAGTTCTTTAGCACGTTCATTGACTCGTCTCCTGGCCAGTGGCTGCAAACCAGCTACAACACCCGCGGAAACGTGCATTACGGTCCGGATGGCCAACCAGACGGGGGCGTTCCGCTCAGGGCCAACTACGCCGGAGTTGGCTACACATACAACAGCGAGCACGATGTGTTTTACGCTCCTCAACCTTTCCCGTCTTGGATCTTGTCTCAAACAAGCTGGCTGTGGGAGCCTCCGGTTCCGTATCCTACGGACGGAAAGTTGTACCAGTGGGACGAATCCATGACGGCGTGGGTGGAAATTGCAGAACAGGTTTAATTTATGGCTGACATCAAGATCTCCGAACTTCCAGCCGCGGCGTCCGTAGCAACAACGGACGTCTTGGTGGTGAACCAAGGCACGACCACCCGGAAGGCAACGGTCTCCCAGGCCCTTGCCGGCACGCTGACGACGGCCCAGATCGCCGGGCTGGCCACTACGGCGCCAGCAGCCTTGGCAACGGCTCCAGTCGTCGGCCTGAGTCAGTTTGCGGCCCGTGCGGACCATCAGCATCTGCGCCCTTCTTTGGCTGATCTTGGCGCGCAAGCTGCGCTGACGACCTCGGCGCCGCTGTCATTCAGCCAGGGTGGCACGAGTAACATTGCCTACACGGATGGGCAGCTTCTTATCGGGAACACTGCCACTGGCGGGCTTTCCAAGGCTGCACTGACTGCTGGCAGCAATGTCACGATCACCAACGGAAATGGCAGCATTTCGATTGCTGCTACTGGAGGAAATGAAGCTGCCGGAAGTTTTTATGAGTTCTTTGAGCAGTTTTTGGGCACAACTTCACTCTCTGGAAATCTGACGTTTGGAGTCACTGGGGGCACAAACTCACAGGCAAATTCTGGTTTTGGAGTCGTCGCGATGTCTACGGGAACGGCAGCCGCTGTTACACAGCAAGCTCGGTTAAACCAAGCTGGGAATGTCTCATTAATAGGCAACTCTGCGGCGCGTGTAATTTTTCGCGCTGGACAAAGCGGACCTACTTGGTTTGACGGAACTCTTACAGGCGCTTTCCGCTGCGGCTGGGGAGATTCAATCACGGCTGAATCAGCAAACGGCATTTATTTTCGCGTTCAAAACGGACAAGCGATTGATTTTGTCACAAAGGCCGCAAATGTTGAAACCGTCACCGCAACAGGTGTTTCCTTTTCGCCAAACACGTTTCAATCTTTGGAAATTTTGATCAACGCAGCGGGCACTCAGATCACAGCAAAAATTGACGGATCAACCGTAGCAACGCACACCACCAACATCCCGACGGCTCGCGTATTTTTCTTCGCACACATCAACCGCACGGCGGCGATTGGAACGGCGGTGGTCGCAAACATCGATTTTGTGTATCTCAAAGTGACTCCAGCAACGCCATTCTTTTAACAAATGACTACAGTCTACCGCATTGTTCATCCAAATGGCTGGGTTGAGTTCATAGACCAAGCAGAGGCAGGGGCATATCGCGACAGTCACCATGCTGGTTGCGAGATCCAAGAGCTTCAAAGAAACTTGTCTGAAGATGCCTCGTAAATCTACATCCCTATCTGTTGGTCGCGGCGAGAAGCTGCCTGTGTCCAAAGGTGCCGGTCTCACTGCCAAAGGCAGGGCCAAGTACAACCGGGAGACTGGCAGCAACCTCAAGGCTCCAGCCCCGAACCCCAAGACCAAGGCTGATGCAGCCCGGAAAAAGTCCTTCTGTGCCAGGATGAGCGGGATGCCAGGCCCCATGAAGGATGCCAAGGGTAATCCCACCCGGAAGGCTGCAAGTCTCAAACGCTGGAACTGCCGATGAAAAAGGGACTCTACGCCAACATCCACGCCAAACGCGAGCGCATCGCAGCCGGCAGCAAGGAACGCATGCGCAAGCCGGGATCGAAGGGAGCCCCCACTGCCGCGGCGTTCAGAGCGTCTGCAAAGACTGCCAAGAAAAAGTAGCGGAATTTTATGGAAAAGTTCATCTCGCACATGCTTGATCAAGTGGCAGGCCAAGGCTTGTCCATGGCCTTCACCATCGTTGCCGTCTGGTATCTGTACGGCAAAATCAAGGAATGCGAGGCGGATCGCAAAGCCCTTTGGGAACGACTGTTCGAACACACCGAATCAAAATGAGCATCCTCAAATCCTACCTCAAACAACCTTCAACCTGGCTTGGACTTGCGAAAGTTGGCGCGGCGATCGGGATCTACTCTACGGGGATTGGGAACGCTATTGCGACGGCTGTTGTCAGCATTTTCGGGATCATCGACGTCATCCGCAATGAATCCGGGAAACCCCAACTTTGAACGGTCTCTGGCGTTCGTTCTGGACGCTGAAGGAGGTTTTTCCAATCACCCGCACGACAAGGGCGGGAAGACCAACAAGGGCATCCTTCAGCGCGAGTACGACGTCTACCGGGACAACAAGCAGGAGGACCGTCGCTCCGTGCGGGAGATCTCCGACGAGGAGCTCGAGGACATCTACTACAACGACTACTGGGTCGCCGGCCGGTGCTACAAGTTCCCGTGGCCGCTGTGCGTTGTCCACTTCGATGGCTGTGTTCTCACCGGGGTAGGACAGGCCGGCAAGTTCCTGCAACGGGCCGTGGGGGCCAAGGATGATGGCGCCATCGGGCCAAAGACGATGATGGCCTACGAGGACAGGGTCAAGGCTGTGGGGGTGCAGGCCATCTGCGACTCGATCATGGAGCAGCGGGACGGGTTCTACAAGCTGCTGGCCCAAAAGGACAGCACACAGAACTCTTTCAAACAGGGCTGGCTAAATCGCTTGGAAAACCTTAAAAACCACATCGCATGAGCAAGCTCACAATCGCACTGGGATCACTTTTTGGAAACACCGGCAAGCAGTACTGCCCGGACTGCGGTTGCGACATGAAGTCCAACGGCACCTGCCCGGACTGCGGTTATGGTGAGGAAGAGGGCGGTGAGGACGAAGGCGAAGAGGAAGGCATGGACATGCAGGCCCTTATCGACCTCAAGAACGACCTTCAGCGCGTGATGGAGAAGATCGACAGGCTGATCGTCAATGGCGACTAACGAGACACAGATTGTAAGCGATGGGGACGCCTGGTTCACTGGTTATGCGAGCCGGCTAGACCCGTCCAACTTGCCGGAGAAGACCTTGCAGGAGTCCTCGAACATGAGGCTCCAGCGAGGGACTGCCACAATCCGTCTCGGCGCCCAGAGGCTGAATGGTTACCTGACCGACAACCGGATCGGGGAGGTCCACAGTACCACGACCTACACAAACCCATCGACGGGGGATGAGTACATTCTGATGGTTTTGGGTGGAGGAATCCTGCTGTGCTATCAGGATGGGACGACCTACAAGTACATCCAATTCACCTACTCGACGAATGTCAACCCGGCTACGGCAGCCTATCCTGTCATCAACCTAGGCGACGAGGTGCAGGCCATTCAGGCCCTGAACAAGGTGTACATCCTGCGTGGGGCAGCCACCACGCCAGCGGCACCGGTCACCTTCACAAACGCGGCTATCCCAAACAACACATGGGGCACATTTACAGTCAGTGGGTTTCCTTGGAGGAAATGGACGTCAATACCATATGTTGTAGACCCTCTTGATTCTTCGTACATTACACTTACGATTCCAAGGGATCATGGATTTTCAATAGGAGATTTGCTTGTAATTTATTCACCGCAAAATTTCGGTGGAACAATTTTTGAAATAACAAACACAACAATAAAAATTGATACCGGAAATCAAGGCGTGGTCATCCCATCAACCGGGGTGCTTTCATTCATGCTTTACGATGATTTGTACGGCACTGAGTTTATCGTACAGAGCACCCATGTGCCGCGTTTCAATGGCACTTATCCGGTTCAGAATGTTTCAACAATTACCACAACCGGAGCGGTAACATTTCATTTCTTTAACGGCACTGGCAGCAATATCTCTGCGCACACCAACCAGTCCGGAATGACGCTGCTTCAGGCGAAAAGCCCGATTGTCTGGGATGGCGTGTCCACAACGGCGTCTCCGGTCAACCAGACGGCCGTAATGACGAGCACCACAGCCAAGGTGCCACCGGCCGACTTCGGGATCTACTTTCAGAACCGGTTGGTGCTGAAGACCAGCGACCACTACATCGCTGTGAGCGACATCTTGAGCGACACGTTCGACATGCAGCTCAACAACTTCAACATCAACCTGGGCAGCGGGGATGACATCATCGGGTTCCTGCCGTGGATTCAGAACCAGTTTCTGATCTTCATGCGCCGGGCCATCTACATTGCGTTTGTAGAGACCACTAGCTACGTCTCCGGGCCTCCAGGATCCAACAGCAGCATCACGGTGGTGACCAACGAAGTGGGCTGCCTTTCCCGGCGCAGCATCGTCAACGCCGGCCAGTTCGTGTTCTTCCTGTCCTCGAAAGGCGTCCACATGCTGACGCCGCAGTTGGACCTCAAACTCCTTGGCAACACCCAGCCCTTGAGCGAGCCGATTGCCGACCTGTTCGAGCGTCTCAACTACAACTCTTCCAACCACTGCGCCGCGGCCTACCACGCCAACAGGTTCTACCTGAGCCTGCCGATTGACGGCAGCCGGTACAATAACCGTGTGGTGGTCTACAACACGCTCAACGCCCAGTGGGAGTCTCTGGACCAGTATCCCAGCGGCATGCACGTTGACGAGTGGTTTACCTGCGCCTACGGGACTGAAAGGCGCCTGATGGCCGGATGCAGGATCTGGTCTGGCTGGATGAGCGGAGATGCCATAAACATCACCGACAGCGCAGGCGTTGCCCTGTTTGAAGAGGTGCTGGACTTTGACCAGTGGCAGTACGTCTACGATGAGCCAAACTACGAGATTGAGCCGACTGCCATTCTGGGCTCCATGCGGACGCGGGAGTACGCTTTCAACGCCGTGGATGGAAAGCAGTTTACCAGAGCCCAGGTGGCCTTTGACAACCCGGTTGGCAGCAACGTGCAGATCTTTGCCAACACGCATGATCCGGACGTTACGGAGATGATTCTGGACTACACGTTTGAGACGTCCGGAGATGCAACGCTGCGGCCGAGAATCGGCTCAAGAGGTGCCGCTATTGATTTGCGTATAAATATCCTGAGTGGATCTCCGTTTGTGAAAACCATTCAGGTCAGCGCATTCACTGCTGACAGGCCGATGATTTCCCAAGAATAACAAATGGACTATTGCAGCAAGCCAGAAGAAGTATCTGCAAATCCAGAAGCATTTGGACTGTTTGTGTTAATAGCAAATGGTAATGAATGTGCTTTTGATTTCATATGGAGATGCTGGAACTTCTTTCATTTGCTGGACGATTTAATCGACAAGGATAAACCTGTCACAATTCAAGAAACATCAAGAGAGTTATTTCTGTTTACGCAAACAATCGCGTTAAATCCATTTTTCCAAGAACATAAATTCAGCCTGCTTCCAATGATATTGAATGCCTGTAATGGCTGGATCTCCGGAGAAGAGGCATCAGAGGAAAACAGGCAGTATGCCCCGGTATTGAAATGCAGCGATTTTAACATTTATTCTCATGTTGCTTTTCTTGTTGGAGGTTGGGAGCACATGAGGTATGTTGACTCAAAATTCAGAACCTACGATAAGGAGTAACTTATGGGACTTTACGGCGGCGGCGACACAACAGTAGTACAGGCACCACCTGCACCGGATTACGCCGGGTCGATGAGGGAGATTCTGACCTCTCAAGTTGAACTTGCTCCGCGGGTATACGAATCTGAAGCAAAGTATCAGCCGCTTTACAACAAACTCCAGGCTGAGCAGCAAGGGTATCTCGCCCAAGAGTCGCTGAAGCAGGCGGCTCAGATGTTTCCTCAGGTCGCGAACATTGAGGCTGCATACACCGCCGCAAACCGCGCAGCAGAGCTCTCCCAGCTTCAGCAGGCCCTGCCGCAGTATCAGCAGGCGTTTAGCGCACTTACCCCAGGCTACACCGAGGCCATCGGAGCTGCCGGAAAACTGGCGCAGCAGTCGATGCAGGGAGCCCTGAACAGGCCCGCGTTCAACGTCTACACGAACACTGTCAGGGACCCGTACGGCACCTCTACAGCGGCAAGAATGCCTTCTTTGCCATCTCCGGCACAAAGTCTTGCCGCCACTCCCGCGGCCGCCGCAGGACAGAGAACCGCTGTCCCACAGGCTGCCCCTGGCGCTCAACCCGGTGGACTGAGGGAAACCGTTGCCGGCGGATATGTGAATGCAGTTCAGGGCTTCAACCCCATGAACGTAGCGCAGCAAGCCGGTGCTGTTCCTGACGCCGCAAACATGCGTGGTATTGCAGGGCCGGCTCTGGCCTCGAACATCCAAAATCTGGATGCAAATGCTGTTAAGGAGTACCTGCAAACCATGCCAGGCATGGAGGCTTATGCCAACACGCTTTCGGCTCAAGCCAACCAAGAACTGGCCGCCGGCAGAAGCCTGACCGCAGAAGAACAGAGGCTTGCTGATCAGGCTGCCAGATCCGCCTACGCAGCCCGTGGCATGGCCCTTGGCCCGCAGGCTGTGGCTGCCGAGGTGCTCAACCGGGCTGACGTTGCCAACCAACGGTTCCAGCAGCGCATGGCTACCGCCCAGTCTGCCATGGGACAGGTGCAGGGCATCTACCAGCCGGCACTCCAGCAGTCCTTGCAGCGCCAGCAGCTTGGCATTGAGTACGGACTCTCCAAGCAGCAGCAGGCGTTTGCTCAGGCGCAGGCCCGTGATGCGATGGCACAGCAGATTCAGGCGCAGCGTTACGGCCAACTCATGGGCCAACAGCAACTCGAGCAGGCCGCTCAGAACCAGGCCTACGCCCAAGCAATGGGGCGTGAAGAGTTGGGTGCTACCACACAGCAGGCAGCCTTCCAGCAGGCCCTACAGCGCGGCCAAGCTGAACAGCAGGCGTACATGGCCGGCGTTCAAGGGCAGGCGGCCGAAGCTCAGCTTGGTGCCGGAGCCCTTGGCCAGTTGCAGACGGCTCAGGCTCCAGTATTGCAGGCGTTCTACAAGCAGCCGATCTTGCAAGGGCAGACTGGTGCCTCCCAGCAGATGGGAGTGAACATGAGTCAACTTGCCGGGCCTCAGTACTTCAACCCGGAAAGCCAGACTGGTATGGGTAGCATCTACGGTGCGTACAACGCGCAGATGAACTTAGCTGGTGCTCAGGCTCAGGCAAACGCTGCAAAACAAGCCGGGAAGTCCAGTATGTTGGGTTCAATCGGCGGCGGCCTACTCACTGGAGCAGCATTAGCGTTATGCTGGGTTGCTCGTGAAGTGTACGGAACAGAAAATCCAAAATGGACTCAATTCCGTGACTGGATGCTTGCAAATGCCAGCGACGACTTTGTGGACACCTACATTCAGCACGGCCCAAAAATTGCAGAGTTTATTTCCGACAAGCCTGAGCTTAAAAACATGATCCGTTCTTGGATGGATTCAAAGATTTCCTAATTATGGCAAAACCAATCAATCCCTATCAAGGTCCGGCACCGGCAGCCATGTCTCAGATGGGCCAGGGTCTCCTTGAAGTTGGCGCCAACATCGGCCGGACGTTGCAATCCGGATACGAGTCCATGGGCAGAGGCATTGCCGGTGGGATCAGCGCTGTTGCCGGGGCGTACGGTGACTACAAAAAGATGCAGTCCGGTGTGAAGGCGTCCGAAAAAGCCTACGACACCTTCAGGAGCTTTCTTGACCCTGAAGTCCAAAGGAGCATTGATACGCGAATTGAGGAGATGAACAAGGACACCGGCGTGTCGCTTCAGGACAAAGCTGCGTTCTGGGATCAGGCGAAGACTGTCATGGGTGGGGCGATCAACCAGAAGTTTGCCATCGACAAGCAGCAGCAGGAGCTCAACGCCAAAAAGGCGATGACGGAGTATGCACAAACTCAGGAAAATTTAAGGCAGGAGGCTGAGTTCAAAAACCGCCTTGAACTTAAACAGCTAGAAGCAAAGTACAGAGCCCTTGAAAGTGGCGGTGGCGCCGTGGATTTTACTTTAATGCCGGGCGAAGAAGGTGGTGGAGCAAAATCAAGTTTGTTCAATAAAAGGTTTGGAAAATAATATGGACGGACAACTCCAACTTCCTCAGTCCTATGCTGGTCAAGTTCAAGCGATAAAAAGGCCATCGCCCAATCCTGAAATTGATCAGGAAATTTCGCAGATCTATGCGCAGCAGGCAGCCCAGAGAAAGGCTTATCTGCAAGCCCAGGCTGCCGCCATCGAGCAGGAGAAGGCTCAACGTCTGGCTGCCTTTGACGACGACATCAACAAAAATCTCGACCCTACACTGTTCAATTACCCACAGGTGCAGCACGAACTCGCTCGTGAGCGTGCGTTGATTGAGATTGATGCACTGAGAAAGTCCGGCTTGATGAAGACCTCTGGGATGAGATCCGGGCAAGGAGAGCGTGAGATGCACGCACTGGAGAAGAGCATTGAGAACAGGTACGGCAGCATCCTGAAGCCGTTTGAAGAAACGGAAGGGCACAAGGGCGCCGAGAAAAACTGGCAGCAACTTCGCGGCAAGCATGACATTCTTTCAAACCTAAACAAGCTCATTGAGGAGGCGCAGGGCATCTACCAAAAGAGTGTTGCCGCAGAGCAGGCTGGAGACTCGGAGCTAGCTGCCTCGCTCAGAAAACGAGCAACAGACTTTTCATCTCAATCAATTGCCAAGGCACTGAACTCTGCAATCACTTCATCAGATGCGATTAGCGTTGGTGAAATGCTTACGAAGTTTCCTCAGCTTTTGACAGCAGGCCAACAGGCCCAGCTTCAGAAGGTTGGTCCATTCAGCCCAAACATGCTTGTTGCGCGTTGGATGGATATGGACAGGGGCGAAAAGAAGGGTCTTATTAATGATTTTGTAAAAGTGTTTCAGTCTGATCCTGGCTCGTTTCTTGTGAACGCAACGGACGCCGCAAACATCTTTTCCAAGAACTACAATCAGTCCCTGAAGGAGCAGGTTATTGATGTCACCTCTCCAGGGGGCGCCAAGCGCATGGGTGCCGTCCCGATCAAGGAGATCATCAACCTTGCACCAGCGGAAGCTAAACGAAAAATCAACCCGCTAGACACTCCAAGGCCAGGCGGTCAGCAGATCTCTACTGGAGCTGCAACTTCATCTGGGGGGATTGCTCCTGAACAAGAGCAAAACGTTCTGAATAGACCGCTGGGCGGAGTCTCTTCCACGATTTTTACGATTAACCCACCGAGACGATAACATGGAACTGCAAGGCCAACCTACTGTTCGCATTCTCCCCGCTGGGTCAACGGTTACGTTGCCATATCACACCGATCCAGAGACCGGCAATGGGTATGAATTGACACTTCAGGCAGACACGCCGGAGCCTGTGTTTCAGGAGGAGGTGAATCGCCTGTTTCCAAAGACGCTGGCGTCACTTTCAAGGCAGTTGTTAGACAAAAATCCAACCGCTCCGATGCTGACAAGGGAAGAGTTCATGCAAGTCTGGAACAGTGCTCAGGCCATGGACGCTGGCAAATCCGAGAAGCAGAATCAGATCAAAGGTGGCCCAGGATTCTGGAAGCAGGGCTACGACATCATCAAGGAAGCCGTCGGCTCGATGGCAGAGGGTGCTGGGGAAACTGCCCTCGCAGGAGCAGAGGTGTTTAGTCTAGATCCGAATGCCAGATCCACAGCCGCGGTAAAGCTCCTCAACGGCATTATGACCGGCACTGGCAGGCTTATTGACTCTGCTGCTGTTGTTGGTGCTCTGGCTTGGGACAAGATCGCCGGCGACCCATACGCAGTCTACAGCATGGGCAAGAATGCCCAGCAGTCTGAGTATCTGCGTAAAGCTCAAGGGTACGGGATGATGCCTGGATCTTCTCAGGAAGAAATTGACGCTGCCCTGAAGATTGGAAACATCATGGACATAACCATGCTTTTTCCCATGGTCTCAGCCCTTACCAAGGGACTGACCAAGGGTGGTGAGGTTGTCGCAACGCAGACCATGGAAGAGCTTTCAAAGGCCATGGCAGAGCGATCCATGGAGAGCTTGGGACGCCGCGCTGCTGGCCAGGTGCTTGAAAATGTTGGCGCTATCACCGAGAAAATTGGCTCCGTGTCTGCGATTGGAGACTCCCTTACCAAAGGCTTGCTTGGCAAAGCGACAACGGCCGGAGCCTTGGCTGCTGCCTATGTGCTTCCTGAAGAGGGGCTGTTGGGAGATGTTGGCACTGCGCTTGGAGCTTACGGCACCCTGCGAACCATGCAGACCGCTGGAGCAGGCATGAAGTGGGCCGGCAAAATCCTTGGCTCTGAAGAGCTGGCATCCAAGATTACGCAGCAAGCTCTTCGTAGCGCCGAGGTTCAGGGCGCAGAGCGCTTGGCAGTCAAGCTCGTTAAGAACATCCCTGATCCTGTAGTCCGCATGACGCGCAAGGTCATGGACGGCGCGATGATCCCGGCTGCCATCGGCGCCACCTTGAGCGGCGCACAGGAAGCCTCTGACCCGTTCAGTACTCCTCTCAGTATAGCACAGGCAAGTACGCTTGGTGGCGCTGCTGGAGCAGCCGTTGGCGGCATGATCAGCGGTGCCGTTGGCATTGTGCCAGAGTTTACCGGCAAGGCCGCGGAACAGTCGTTCGTGCGTGAGATCCTGACCGACCTGACGACCCGCCCACAGGAGCGGTCCTTCGTCATCGGCAACCAGGATGTCCGGATCCCGGACGACATCCAAAACAGGTTGAACGTGCTCAACTCTGACACGATGACGACCCGCCAGAAGGCGTCCCTGTTTGGCATCCTCGACAGTGCAGAGCATGCCGGCGTTGAGGTGGCGTTCATTAACGATGCTACACCTCTTCCGGACGCTCTGGGCGGCTCAGGCGCCAACATGGGGAAGGGCGTTAAGTTCGTCAACGACGCCGGGCGCAAGACGATCTTTGTCAACGCTGACCAGATCAACAACACTGGCGCGATTCACGAGGTGATGCACGCCTACACCAGCGATCAGGTGGCGTCTGACTTTGTGCGAAACCTGTCTAGGGAACGCGGTGGCGAGTTGGGTGCGTTCCAAGAACTGGGCACGATGGCTCAGCGGTACTACGACACCCAGGTGCAGACTAACCCGGAGGCCGCCGCGCAGATCAAAGCAAACATCGACCGGATGAACGATCCGCAGATTCCGCTTCAGGACCGGCTTGTGGCAGCCACCGAACTGGCGCACGAGTACATCGCTGAAGGCGTGGCACAGAGCCTTGCAGATGCCAAGCCAGAGTCCCTGCAAGACTTCCGCGGCTCTGCCATCTCGGCAATGGCAGACAGGGCTTTCCGTGGTGCTTTGGAGAAGATCTACACGGCAACCGGGATGAGCTCCGTGGGTGCAACTCACGACCCTATCTCTGGGCACTTTTTCAAGGATGGCAAGATCATCAGCGATGCGCCGCTGGCTGACATGACCAAGAAGCTGCGCACTGCCATCAACACCCGTGGCGAGATTCCGGTGAGTCCGGAGGCCATTCGGACTTCGTTTGGTGGAGAGATGCCGCGGGATGTCCCGTTTGTTGGCGAGACCATGCAGAATGGTGGCCGGGTGGTTGCAATCGAACCGCGGGCTACCTACGAGGACACGCATGCCAACGGCGCGTTGACCACTGAGGCGGAGAAGACTGTTTACCACAAGGCTGTGTACAACCAAGTGGCGCAGGCCATGGGTGCAACCAATGCAGATGCCGTGTCGATTCAGCAGGGCGTTTATCCTGGGAACATCAAAGAAGGCACGCCGATCATCTACACGGACAAGCTGACTCCGCAAAACATCTCTGCGCTGTTTCAGGTCCAGACGCATCATGGCCGGCCGTTGATTGCCCCGGAGAACCGTGAGGCTGTTGCAAGGTTTGCTCAGGCCCTGAATGACGGTCATCTGGTGTCCGTGACGCACAGTGTGAATGTGGGTAAGTCCACCGGGAAGAACCGCGCCTACACCGCAAGCATTTCTCAAGTTGGTTTGCCGATGGCGTTTAGCCAGAGCAGTGGCAAAAAGGGCTCCGGACCAAAGATGGAGTTCTTCAATCTGTCGCTAGTGAACGACATGATCAACCTGAACCGGACAAACTCCCGCACGATTGACGCTGCGCTACGGGACTTGAAGGTCAACTCGTTGGATGATGTCATTCCCTACGCCAAGGCATATATCGACAATCTGAGCTCAACGGGATCAGTGCCATCTGCACGGGCGCTGGCTGCCGTGGCTCCCGAAGGTGTCAGCCCAAAGAACCTGGAGTTCATGCGCGACATGCTGCACATGTCCTCTGCCGTGCAGCCTAGGAAAGACACTGGCGAAGTTCGTATCAACCAACCGTACATGAATCCGGAGGCATTCCGGAATGTACCCAAAACGGAATTCATGGCAGTGACTCCGCAGGGGCAGAAGTTTAAGACCACTCTGTCCCGTGAACGCACTGGCATCCAGAGCATCCGCTTGGACGGCATCAGCGACGTGCAACTGTACCAGCCCAACGGGCAGCCGGTGCAGGTCAAAGTCAACAAGCCGGAGCTCATCAACAAGGTCCGAGCCAACTGGAGCCCGGCGACTACGCAACGCGAAAAACTGCCCAACGGTGAAACCGTCACGGACACTGCTACCGGTGAGCGGATGATCATCTTACCCAAGGGAAAGGTGAAACTGTTTGGTGCCGATGGGCAGTTGGCCGGTGTCTTCGAGGATGAAGACGCTGCTGTGCTCAAGAGCAACCAGGACAAGTTGAAGTCAGCAATGTCCAGCATTCAGGGCAATTACATCAAAGTTCCAACACAAAAAGAACTGGATGTAATGAAGGCCAATCTTCCAGAGCATTCTGCAAAAATTCAATCCTCAAAAGGAGAGTTTGGAACAACATACAAGATAGATTTGTTTGATCAAAACTCAAACAAAGCAGGGTACGCTTATGCGTATACTGATGTTGATAATTTAAATTTACTGCACATAGAGGCAACCTACATTGATGACCCCTACAGAAGCCAAGGATATGGGCAGGCATTGTACAGAGAAATTGCAAAAATTGCCCAAGATATTGGAGTCAAAAAATTAACATCATCTGAAACTTCAAAATCTGCTGCTATTGCAAGAAGTAAGATTTTAAAAACAAACTGGAGCGGAGAATGGGGATCTAGTGCTGAAAGTGTTGTCCCTTCTGATATTCGTTTTAGTCCAAGGGCAGCAGATTCCGCTTACGCAAAAGCAACAAAAGAAAACAATACAAAAGCAGCACAGCAAATAGTCAATGAAGCTGCAAAATTTGCCGGATATACCATCGGACCTGTGTTTCATGGCACATCAAAAGAATTCAATGTCTTTAAGCCAAACGCAGCGCAAGGCTGGGGAGAAGGAGTTTACTTTGCTTCAGACAAACCTGTTGCAAAAGAGTTTGGAGGCAGAGTCGTTT